CGGGGATTTTTACGCAAGGGCCAGATTATCCAGCAGAGAGGAACTGAGATGGTAAAGGTTGCATTAGAACGTTGGTTGCTTGACATCAAGCTGACGTTAGACCAGGAGATTCTTGCTCGAATCTGTCTGGCACTTGCAGAGGACTTTGACGCTAAAGCGAATACGAGCACAGCTGCAGAACTTCGTAAGACTTACCTAGAACTCAAGAGGAGTATCGGGGATATGGATTCCGCTGATCCATTAGATGCTCTACTAAAACGATGACCCGAGACTTAGTTGATGGTGTCCGACTGCCAGCAATCTGGACTAGACCATTAGCCAAGGCTAGAGGGCAATTCTTTACTGACGGCGACAAGCTCATTGAGTTAGTTCGTATAGCGTGGAAGTCACCTGAGCAACCGGATGGTCTGGAATTAGATGAATGGCAGAAGTGGTTGTTGAGGCATATGCTGGAGCGGTATCCGCCGAACCATCCTAAGTATCCTGGACAACTTCGTTACCGCCAAGTCGTAGTGAGCATGGGTCGCCAGAATGGTAAGTCTCTGCTAGGTGCGATTCTTGGTGTTTATGGACTGTTGCTCCATCAGCAGGGTGCGAATGTTATCTCTCTGGCATCATCAACTGATCAGGCGAGAATCATTTACAGTCGAGTGTTGTTCACCATCCAGAACAATGAGTATCTGAAAAAGAGATTCAAAAAGGCGACTGAGCAACGAGGTATTACAACTCTGGACGGCTCCGGTCGTTACGATGTCAAAGCTGCTAAAGAATCTGCACTTCAGGGAATCCCGATGTCTCTTTGTTTGTTCGATGAATTACACCTCGCCAAAAAGGGTATGTGGTCTGCAGCTGTTCTAGGGACTGCTCAAAAGAAAGACGGCATGGTGATTGGAATCACTACTGCTGGAGACCAGTCGAGTGAGACGCTTTTAGACCTTTACAAACTTGGAACTGCAGCTGCTCAGGGTGACGAGGAGTTAGAGCGTTTCGGATTCTTTTGCTGGCAAGCACCAGAGGGTTCTCAGGTTGATGACCCGACTGCTCTCAAAAGAGCAAATCCATCCATTGACGCTAAGCGTTTAGATCTCAATACTGTGCTCTCTGACATTCGCTCTATTCCTGAACATGAGGCTAGACGCTATCGCCTAAATCAGTTCATTCAGGGAACAGCTCAGTCTTGGTTGCCGAGTGATGTTTTCGCTCGAAGTGCTGGTGATGGTATCACCGTCCAGGAGAATGTAATTCTCGCTGTTGATAGAACTAAGAATTGGGAGTATGCGACTATCGCAGCTGCAAGGAAGTGTGATGATGGCAGTTATGAAACTGAGTTGGTGCAGGGGTTCGCTGGTGCGACTGAACAGCAACTTTATGTAACTCTCCGAGAGTTGTATGCCAGGGGAAACATTCAGGGGATAGTCATGGATGATAGGCAGTTACCTAACTTGGCAAAACGTCTCAAGACGGATGGATTACCGGTCTGGCAGTTATGGACTAAAGAGATTAGTTCGGCTTGCTCGACTGTCTATGCGATGTTCACCGCTGGAAGTGTAAAACACCGTAACGATCCACTATTGCAGTTGCAGTCACCTAAGGGAATTGCTAAATACGCTGGTGAGACTTGGTTCATTTCGAGGCGTGATTCTCTTGGAGACATTGACGCTTTGATGGCAACGGTCATGGCACTGTATGTTAGTGCGACACACCAGAACTTTGAATTGCAAGTGTTTTGACTTTGTCCTAGGCGTGGTATAAGTTTCGACCAATGGCAAGCATAATTGACAGGCTTTTGGGTAGAGACCGTGAAACTCGTTCGACTACTCCAGTTTGGCCTACCCGCTCTGACTACACTGTTGGTGAGAATCAAGCTCTAACTCTGACAGCGGTTTATCGTTCAATCCAGATCATCGCAACACCAATCTCTAAGATGCCGTTGAATACTTACCGTTATGCGACTGGCATTGAGGTTCCTGTTGAGAACCCTGTTCTAGTGAACAAACCTAATTTTCAAGACACTCGCCGTAACTTCTTGTTTGAGACTGTGGTTTCCCTGGCACTTGACGGTAATGCATTCTGGTTGAAGTCTTACGGTTCTAACGGTCAGGTCAATAACTTGACTTTGATTCCATCGAACGCTGTGACTATTCGCTCAGAGCCAGATGGCAAGGTTTACTATGACTATCAGGTAACTGACCAGAACGTAGTCAAGACAACTACAACTGACATTCAGCATCTAAAGTTATTCCCTAGAGCAGGTTACCTAAGAGCACTTGGTCCAATTGACGCTTGCAACAAAGACATCTCTGCAGCTCTTGACCTCCGCAACTATGCAGCTAACTGGTTTGGTCAGGCAGGTATTCCGACCGGTATCCTCAAGAGCGATAAACCTATCTCCAGCGAGGATGCTAACGAGATTACTGAGAGATGGCATGCCAAGCAGTCTGAGCGTAAGGTTGCTGTTCTAGGTCAGGGCTTTGAGTGGCAGACTGTGCAGTTGAACCCTAAAGATGCGATGTTCACTGATGTCCAGATTCAGCAGGTTCAGGCTATTGCGAGACTGTTCGGTGTTCCAGCAAGGTTGCTCCTAACTGGTGTTGATGGATCTAGTGACACTTACTCAAATCTCCAAGATGAATCACAGACATTCTACCGTCACACCATCATGGCTTACACCGATGCAATCTCTGACGCTCTAAGTGAGTGTCTGCCTAGAGGCACTAGAGCTGAGTTCAATTTCGAGGGTCTGTTCAAAGCAGACATGGCTAACCGTTTCAACATGTGGGAAACAGCAATTCGTGCTGGCTTTATGACCGCAGAGGAAGTAAGAATCAAGGAGGGTCTAGTATGACCGAATTAGAGACTAGAAGTTTTGAGGTAAGACTTGAGGCTGAGACTAGAGAAGTAGTTGGCATCGCTGTGCCGTATGGTCAGGTCGCTGACATTGGTGCTTACCAGGAGAAGTTCGCTCCAGGTGCTATCCGTTCAGTTGAGGATGTCAAACTGTTTTGGCAACACTCAGAACCTATCGGCAAGATTCTTGAGGGTAGAGACACTGAGGCTGGGTTTGAAATCCGTGCCAAGATTAGTGACACTCCTAGAGGTCAAGAGGCTTACACTCTCCTCAAGGATGGTGTTATCAACAAGTTCTCAGTTGGCTTTATGCCGATTGAGCAGACTAGAGAGGGTTCTCTAGTAACCAGAACTTTAGTGGATCTCAAAGAGGTCTCACTAGTTAGTTTTCCCGCATTCCAAGGTGCATCTGTTGCTGAGGTTCGCGAGGAATCAACCGTTGCCGAGGTGGTAGCGGATTCAATCCGAACAAAGGAAACCAACATGTCTGAAAACATGGAATTGGATGTCCGTGCTGTTCAAGACGAAGTGGCTGAAATCCGCCGTGAACTTGAATTGGTAAAGGCTCCAGCAATCAGCGTTTCAACCGAGGGCAAGTTCCGCTCTCAGGGTGAATACGCAAAGGCACTTGTATCAGGTGACAGCGATGCTGTTGAACTGTTCCGTGCAGCTACATCAGCAGACGTTGCTCTACGTCCTGCATTCGTAGGTTACGTCAACACACTAATCAACTCAGGTCGTCCAACTCTTGCTGCATTCAGCACTAGTGCTCTACCTGCAACTGGTCTTAGCGTGGAATACGCAAAGATTAACACCAACACCATTGCTGTCGGCAAGCAGACAACTGAGAACACCGCACTATCTACTGGTGACGTTGCTCTATCAACTGTCTCTGTTGCTGTTGGCACTTACGGTGGTTACGTCAAGCTATCAAAGCAAGCAGTTGAGCGTTCAACCGTGAACTACCTAGACGTAGCATTCCAGGCAATGTCTTTGGCTTACGCCAAGAAGATGAACACTGAGTTCGTTGCTGTTCTTGCAGGTCTAACTTGGACTGGTAAGACTTATGACATCTCAGCTCTAACTGCATCTGCTGTTGCTGGTGGTATCGCTGACGGTTCTGCTTACATCTACACAAACACAGGTCTATCACCTGAGTTCATTGTTGCTGGTGTAACTGCTTACAAGCGTCTAGTTGGTATCGTGGACACTGCTGGTCGTCCAGTAGTTCTTCAGGATGGTGCTGGAGTTAACAACATTGGTGGAGCGGACATTCCTGGACTTCGTGGTTCAGTATTCGGTCTTCCAATCATCGTTGACCCTGCTCTTGAGACCAAGACCGCTTACCTAGCGAACTCTCTAGCATTGACTACTTACGAGTCAGCTGGTGCACCTGTTCGTCTATCAACTGCGGATGTTACAACTCTTAGCGACTTCTACTCTGTCTACGGCTATGCAGCTTTTGCTGTTCCGTTTGAGGGTGCAATCGTCAAGTTGAACACTGGAGCCTAATAACTCATGGCAGTAACGGTGGAGCAGTTTAGATCGTATGTCGGGACTAAAGAGGTCTCAACATTCGTAGACTCATGTTTAGCGTCTGCTAATCAGATGGTCGCCAAGTTCGTGGGTTCATCCCGTGTGCCAGGTGATGTTCTGGATTCAGCGATTCTGTCATGTGCATCTGAACTGTTCCACCGCCGCTCTGCTCCAAATGGTGTCGCTCAGTTCGCTGACCTTGGGACTACTGTTCGCATTGCGAAAGACCCGATGAACGCAGCTAGAGAGATGCTCCTACCGTTTACAGGACCGGGACT